AAGACATTCATATATGGTTTCCTTTACGGGGCCGGTGATGAAAAGGTTGGCAGTATTGTCGGAAAGGGCAAAAAGGAGGGTGCAAGACTCAAACGAGAGTTTCTAAAGAAAACCCCTGCCCTTGATAAACTACGCAAAGCGGTCAGACAGAGCGCACTCCGTGGTTACCTAATTGGACTTGATAAAAGAAAGATGCCTGTTCGTAGTGAACACGCCGCGCTGAACACACTGCTTCAGGGCTGTGGGGCAATCATCTGTAAACGATGGGTTGTCGAGTTTCACAAGCTACTCAAAGAGCATGGCTACAAACAACAAAAAGATTACTGGCAAGCCGCCTTTGTCCATGACGAAGTTCAAGTAATTGTCAGAGAAGAAATAGGTGATGACATTGGAAGACTCTGTATTGAAGCAATCAAACGAGCGGGAAACTACTACGACTTCAGAATCCCTCTCGATGGCGAATACAAACTTGGAAGAAACTGGGCTGAAACCCACTAAAGAAAACCGTAAGAAGTTTGATATTGACTTAGCTTACGGTCACCTACACGAAGACCGCATCATAGATATGCTCCAGAACAAAAAGATAGAAGTTAAGACAGAGCGTGATATGTGGTCACGTACTGGTAACATAGCCATCGAATATGAGAGTTATGGTAAACCTAGTGGGGTCAACGCTACAGAAGCTGACTTCTGGTTTCATAACCTTGCTATCAAAGATGATGTTTACTGTACGTTGGTATTCTCTGTAGAAAACCTAAAGAAGATTGTTCACGGGTTGGATTACCACAAGAGCGTGAGCGGCGGTGATAACCATGCTTCCCGTATGTTTCTTGTAAATCTATCCAAGCTGTTCTCTACAGATACGCTAAAACTTTATAAGAACATATCCACTTTGGTATGAGGTACACACATGACAATATTACTTATAGACGGTGATATCATTGCATATCAGTCTGCGGCGGCTACAGAAGTAACTGTTGCTTGGGATGATGACCTGTGGACAGTCCATGGTTATGCGTCAGAAACCAACGCCCATGCAGACCAGACGATTACAAGGCTCATGGAAAAAGCAGATTGCTCTAGGTGTATCGTGATGCTCTCTAGTCGGAACAACTTCCGCAAAGAGCTAGACCCTGAGTACAAAGCCAACAGAGTAGGTAAGCGTAAGCCAGTTACATTGTCGGCAGTGCGTGAGCATCTCTTTGACAACTACAAGGCCATGATTGGTGACCCTGTAGAAGCAGATGACTTGCTAGGAATCTTGCTTACTAAGAACCCTGAGAAGTACATCGTGTGGTCTATCGACAAAGACCTCAAGCAGATTGCTGGAAGACACCTTACTGATGACGGTGTTGTAACAATCACACAAGAAGAAGCTGACCGTGCCTTTTGGACGCAAGTTCTCACTGGTGATACTGCCGATAACTACAAAGGTATCTCAGGTGTTGGCCCAAAGACTGCTGAGAAGATTCTGGATGCTGATGACGGCAAGACCTATTGGCAAAAGGTTCTCACCGCATATGAGAAAGCGGGTCTGACCAAAAAAGATGCAGTCAAAACAGCAAGGCTTGCACACATCCTGACCAACAAAACCAAGAACACATTATGGAGTCCACCCAATGACTGATTACGGACGGATTATGCGTGAAATAGATGCAGAAAGGGAAGCACAGGATGTGGTCAACAGGCCCAAACACTACAACCAAAGCAGTATCGAATGCATTGAGGCAATCAAGGCGGCAACAGGCGATGGCTTTGAAGCCTATCTCCAAGGAAACATCCTCAAATACTTGTGGCGATACAAATACAAAAACGGGGTTCAAGACCTCAAAAAAGCCCAGTGGTACTTAAACAAATTAATAGAGGTGAAGAATGTCTGAGTTCGATAGTTACCAGAAGGAAGCACATAGCACAGCGGTTTACCCACCAGAGATGGGGATGGCGTACTGCGTCACTGGCCTTTGCGCTGAGACAGGTGAAGTAGCCGACAAGATTGCTAAGTATTATCGGGGCGATGGTGGCCTCGATGAACAGGGACTGAAGAAAGAACTAGGGGATGTTCTCTGGTTCATTGCGGAGCTATCTACTCACCTTGGTTTTAACCTGAGTGAAGTGGCTCAATTAAATCTTACCAAACTAGCTGACCGAAAAAATAGAGATGCCCTCAAGGGTAGTGGGGATGAACGATAAATGGACTCATATCAACAATACATAGCTATATCAAAGTACGCACGATTTATTGAATCAGAGGGTAGACGAGAGACTTGGGAAGAGAGTGTAGATAGGTACATCAACTACTTTTCAGAAAAGTTTCCAATAGCAGAAAGCGAACTAAAGGAAGCATCTAAATACATAAAAGAACTTGGTGTAGTCCCATCAATGAGGGCAATAATGACCGCTGGCCCTGCGTTAGACAGAGATAACATAGCTGGTTACAACTGTTCGTATCTTGCTGTAGATGACCCAAAGGCTTTCGATGAGACACTCTATGTTCTTATGTGTGGCACGGGAGTCGGTTATTCTGTAGAGCGTGAGTTCGTTGAGAAACTACCCGAAATACCCGCAGACATTCACGACACAGATGAGGTTGTTAAGGTCGAGGACAGTAAGATTGGATGGGCAAAGGGTCTACGTAAACTTATTGCTCGTTTATATGCTGGAGAGATTCCTAAGTGGGACTTATCCGGCATTCGTCCCGCTGGGGCTAGACTAAAGG